TCGTGATCATTCATTCTCCAGTTCAAGTCTGCGCCGACGTGTGGCAGCAGCTGAGAGTCACAAGGTGCTGTCACAGAAATGATATTGTACATAAATGGCGATAGTCACGCAGCCGGCACCGAGGCCGGGTCACCATATGGCTGGGCAGAAGACGATGGTCGGTTCAGGGGTCAAGGTCGGCATCCACATCCTGACAACGAAAAAGTAAGTTTTGGTGCGATACTATCTGAATTGTTAGGCTGCGAACGAATCAATCAAAGTCAAGCTGGAGGTAGCAATCCTCGGATTATTCGCACAACCACCAAGTGGATAGAATCTAATCCTGATCAGTTGGCCAACACATTCATGCTAATACAATGGAGCACATGGGAAAGAGAAGAATGGTTTCATGATGGCGTATGGCATCAGGTCAATGCATCCGGAGTGGATCATGTTCCAATCGAACTAGAACAAAGATATCGCCAATATATCATTGATATAGACTATCATGCTTGCACTAGAGAGAGCCACAACAATATCTGGCAATTCCATCAGTATCTCAACAGCAAAGGCATAAGACACTTGTTCTTCAATGGCAACAGCACATTCAGTGATCTGGCTGTGCAGATGGTGCCCGATTGCAGAGATTGGCACAACTGCTATATAGGCCCATACACAAGAGAATTGAGCTACAATTCGTTGCTTTTGGACAACGGGTTTGCCCATGTGACCAGCAAAAACGGGCATTTTGGTAAAGCAGCCCATTGCTTTTGGGGCAAATATCTGTTACAATACATCAAACAACACCAACTTTTGGAACTTGATGAAATACCTACTGATTGATACTGCTAACATGTTTTTCCGTGCTCGGCATAGTGCGCATCGAGCATCTGACTCATGGACCAAAGTGGGATTCGCATTGCAGATCACGCTGATGGCAGCCAACAAAGTGGCACGAAAATTTGACGCCGACCATGTGGTATTTGCACTGGAAGGACGCAGCTGGCGCAAAGATCACTACAAGCCATACAAAGCCAACCGTGCTGTGGCACGTGGCAAGATGACAGAACAAGAAGCCGAGGAAGACAAACTATTTTGGGAAACATATGACGAGCTGACCCAGTATCTCAGCCAACGTACCAATTGCAGTGTGTTGCGAGACCCCCAAGCAGAAGCCGATGATATCATCGCACGTTGGATTGCGCTGCATCCTGAAGACGAACACATAGTGGTCAGTTCAGACACTGACTTTGTGCAACTGCTGGCACCTAATGTCAAACAATTCAATGGCATAACTGATGAGCTATTGACACTGGAGGGTATATTTGATGCCAAAGGTAACCCAGTCAATGATAAAAAAACTAAACAGCCAAAGACCATCCCGGATCCGGCCTGGCTGCTATTTGAGAAGTGCATGCGTGGGGACTCTTCCGATAATGTATTCAGTGCATATCCTGGAGTTCGTGAGAAAGGCACAAAGAATAAAGTTGGTCTCCGTGAGGCCTTTGCTGACAGAGAACGCAAAGGCTACTCCTGGAACAATCTCATGCTCCAGCGTTGGACCGACCACAATGGTGAAGAACATCGTGTGATGGACGACTACGAACGCAACCGTACCTTGATCGATCTCACAGCACAACCCGATGAGATCAAGCATGTGGTAGATACAGCCATCCGCGAACAGATCAGCCACAAAGATGTGGGCCAAGTGGGCTCACACTTTTTAAAGTTTTGTGGCAAGTACGAACTGAACAAACTCAGTGAATCAGCTGAAAGCATTGGACGCTGGTTGAACAAGACATATACAGGAGCACTCAATTGATATTAGCCATGCCAGTGATAGCCGACCGCTATTGGATACTTAAAAAAGACAATCGCAAGGTAGGCCAAATCGAAGCAGAGGATGATGGATATACTGTGAAGATCAGCAACACAGTAAAAAAATACAAAACCATCAAGATGCTGGACCGTGACATCGAGTTCATGCCAGCAGCAGAAGCCACCCCTAATCCAGAAAATCAAGTGTATGGATATGACACAGGGCAACGAGTATTCAATGCTATGTGGGACATACAACATCGATTACCATTATTCACACAAGAAGAAAATAGCAAATCCTGGTTTGCTGCTGGATGGTACTATGTTAAGAAACATCGTGTGTGGAAGATCACACAGAATCCCAAACTGATTACCTTGCAACGATATTCGTATCAAGGTCCATATCATACCAAAGAAGAAGCAGTAACGAAAGGAAAACCATGACCACCAATGTATTCAAAGACCAAGAGAAATTCATGCTAGCCTGTGATCAGAGCATCACTGGAGATCAAGATCAATTTGACATGTATATCAAATTGATTGGGGAAGAGTTCCAGGAACTACAAGATGCTGACAATGATGTAGATACATTAGATGCACTAATCGATATCTTGGTTGTTACTGTCGGTGCTATCCATAGTATGGGTGCTGATGGTGAAGGTGCATGGATCGAAGTCATGCGCAGTAACTTTGCCAAGATCGATCATGACACCAGCAAGGTAATCAAACGCGAAGATGGTAAAGTTCTCAAACCCCAAGGTTGGAAACCTCCTGAATTAGAACAATTTTTGAGAAAAGTATGAGCCTGCACATCAATCGTTTTGTAGATAGTATCAAAGCACATGAATCACGCAATCAACGTGATTTTACCATGACCATGCGAGATGCTAAAGATCTACATGCAGATATAACCAAACTGCTCTTGACGTTGGAGGCCATGCGAGCGCCTGCTGCTGCACCCAAAGATGAAGTAGTTATGGTTGAACTAGCAGGCGGCTCATTCAAATCTGCATAGATTATGAGATAAATAATATCATGAGCAGACCACGTCCTCAGGTGTTGATCGAGCACACCAACAAAGTCACTTACAAAACTGAACAAGTTTTAGCAAGTGAAGGGGTGTGGGCTGTGTTTTATGATGGCAAACCTATCAATCTCAAGACCAGTCACATGCTCACACAATACCCCGGACCCAAGTACAAGAAGGTATCGTTTAGCAATCCCGGGCATGCCAAGAATCTAGCTCGCAAGCTGAACACTCAATTCAAGACTGACAAATTCACAGTGGTCTTGCTCACTCAGGGGTCTCAAGTTTACCCCGATGTTAAATAAACTCTATTACACTCAGCAACTGCTGAAACTATTGCCCGATGATCATTTCGATCACGGAATAACTGATGATGTGGCCATGCGGTCATGGTGGCAGGATTTTCGGCCCGATTCAGGATTGAGATTGAGTCTAGAAGGCGATAATGTCATGAGAGAATTGAAAATCGAATCTTGGTCATTTGAACTTCCAGTTCCATATAAGGGAAATCCTCGGCAGGTTTTGCCCGGGCCAGCAGAGTTATTACTACTGAACAAAAAACTCACTTGCCCGTATTTTCTCCAAATATCCAAAACTCCAACTTTGGTTTTGTACGGCAGCAAAGAAGCAACTATGTTTGCCCTGTATGGGGACATGAAAAAGTTCCTAAAATACCTAAAAAATACCTGAAAAATCCCAACTTTTGTTGCAAAAAAACAACGGCAATTTCGGTTGACCAATAATGCCCGAAATGCTATAATACAGCATGAACAGAAAAAAGCGCTCAGATCGTACGCATATCATCTACATGCTGGAGTCCGGTGATGACTTCTATATCGGAGTCACTGCCAAGACTGAAAGCACTCCGCTCAAGAGCGTGAAGGTGCGTTTCAACAAGCATGTGTATCGTTCGCGTAGCGAGAACAAATCTTGGTTGTTGTACGAAGCCATGCGCGAGCGTGGTGTTGAGTCATTCTCTTCCAAGATCTTGGCCATCATCCGCGGCAAGTCAGAAGCTCACACTGCTGAGCGTGAAATGATCCGCGAGTATCAGCCCAACCTCAATACCGACGTGCGCGGTTGCTAATCTGGCACAATGCCAGGTTGGCACTAAATAGTTTTCCTGTTACAATGTAACATAGGGACCTTAGCTCATTTGGTTAGAGCAGCAGACTCATAATCTGTTGGTGGAGTGTTCGAATCACTCAGGTCCTACCAAACAACTGGCGTTAGTATAATGGATAATA